GATTGAGATGAACCGTATGGTCGTTTGTTATCTACCTCATCAGCCTGTGGGCTAACCATTCCTGCACGTGCTGGGTCAAGGTTACTAAGCAAACGATAGGTAGCACCAAGGATAACTACATCCTTGCAGGACTCAGGTAATCCAGTTTGTGTTGGGAACTCTTGTGCGTTAGTAGTAAAAACTTCTGGGTCTTTAGCATAAACAATTTGAATAGTTCTTCCAGATGGAACTACATCATAGATTGATATAGTTTGACCACTAGTAAAAGCAGTAGTATTAGCATTGGAATCAAAGCGCCAAGTACGGATAGGAATCCACTCTTTACTTGCACCAATTGACTCATATGCAATTGCTAGGATATTACGAATATTTAAAGTAGTACCAGTAGTAGGTAATCTAAAGGCTGCAACAGCAGCATTAGAAGTAATAGTAGTTGTAGAAGCAGCAAATATACTAGAACCTACAGCATTGATAGTATCGTTGATTGCTCTCTTAATTGTAAATCTTGGGAAGGTTGGAGAGATGGTTACTTTAGCATCTACTGCGTGAGCAGCAAGAGTGGTACCTAGATATGCTCTACCATAGGGAGCAACGGTTGCAGTATTACCAACTCGGTCATAGGTGTCTATCCAAAGCAACTCTTCATCAATTTCAACAATACCTTTACCTACGTTATCAGTTGAGCCAAGACTAAGAATTGTTGGTGAAGCACTAGATGAGGCAACAGCAGTAATAGCAGTATCCAGATAAGTAGAGCGGTCTTGGGTTAATGTGTATCCAGATAGGTTCATAGATACTTCATCAATCATATTGGTTAATGTGGTTGCCATTATATAGTCCTTAATGCATCGCTTGCGGATTTACCAGTAGTACCAGCAAGTTCATTGCATACAGCATTTAAACCTTTGTATGCAGAGGGTTGACGGTTAGCATCTGCCTTTATATTAAGGGCAGCATTGATTCCTAAGCCAGATGTGCCAGCATAGACATTGGCAGCGCCTTGCGCAGCCTTGCCAGTTGTACTAGCAAGACGATTTAATTCTGCTGTTAAACTACTACCTGCTGTTCCTGCCATTTGTTACTCCTTTTTCTTTAACCAAACCTGTGAGTTTGATACTAAAACTTCTGAATCATCTTTGACTATTCCTACGAAAGTATCTATTGACCAACCTGGTTGATACTCAATACCTCTTGGGTCTTCCCATAGGTAATCATCAAAGGCTATAATCCCACCTGGCTTAAGTAATCTCCAAGCAAGTACTGCATCTTGTAGTACACCTTCAGCAGTATGGTCACCATCAATATAGATAAAGTCAAAGGTAGGTTCTTCTACAGAACGTAGATACTCTTTACTATCCATCTTATATTTAATTACATTAGGTCTGAAAGCAATCCGTGAATCGTAGACTCTTTCAATATCTTCCCAGTCCATAGCCTTGTGCTCATCTTCATCTGAGCCAGTCCAGATATCTACATCTTCTAGTACTGAGTTAGCCTGAGTTAATATATTATCTACTAGCCATACAGTTGCATCGCCAGTATAGGCACCTACCTGTAAGAATCTTAAGTTAAACTTACCAGCAAGTGGGGTTAACTGAGTCTTAAAGTTATCTTCTGCTGTCTGTTTAAACCAATTAGGATACTCAGTTGGCATAACCTTTGCCCCTACTGAATGCATCATAATAGTTCTCATCCATATTAAAACGTTTCATATGTCCTACAGTTGCCCCTGTATCACACCATAGTGGGATATCTGCTTTGTTAACTACTGCAAAGAAGTAGATATCTTCACCAGTAAATTGCTTATTAGCACCTACCTCTGTAAAGAATGGAACTCCAGGTAGTGCTTTCTTAATCCTAGTTATTACATTGCGGTGCATTAGGCAAAAGCCCATTCCTGCCGCACTTACCTTCATAAAGGTATCTTTAGGTAGAGGGTCTAAACGCCTAATACCTATACCAAACTCTGCCTCAGCAAACTCATATACTGTAGCAAGTGGCTTCATTAATGGTTGCTCTGGTTCATTACTTGTAAAGTAAACTCCAGTTAATAGTGGTATCTCTTGCGCATCTCTGCGCTTCCACAGTTTAAGAAACTTCTCTGGCGTAATCATTATGTCTGAATCTAGCCATAGTAGCCAATCAGACTTATTGTTATCATACCAACGATTAACTAACATCTCTCGCTGTTGTGCTATCTGATTACCGTGTGCTCTTAGTGAACCACAGAATTCTACTCCTGAGTTTATAATGGTGTCTACGACACCTTCCATAAACTTGCCATCTACGTTGCCGTTATCACACCAAGCAACTGCTAATCTTTCTTTCTTAGTCTTAGTCCCCTTAGACATTACTTCTTCCCCTTGTTCCTAGCGGATATTGCTGCTGCTTTACGTTTAGCATCAGCCTTTGAACTAGCACCCCAGGCTTGCAGGGATAATAGTAATCTTGTTGGTTCACCATTAGGCTTACGTTCTGGTCCTGGCATACCGCCCATACGGGCTAAGAATGAGGCTCTACGGGGGTTATCCCCTGCTTTTACTGGTGCCTTGAGGGTTCCACCCTTATAGGATGCTCTACCCTTTGCATTTAGGCCACCCTTAGGGTTCTTGCCTTCTTTACGTGTCCACGCTGCGGTCATTATTTGCCCCTATACTTTGCTGTTTTCTTTGCTATGTTCTTAGGTTGTTTAACGAATTGTTTACCTTTGGCATTACCAGCAGCCTTGGCTTTATTAGTTGCTGCCTTCTCTGCAGGACTTAAAGAATCCCACGCTGCAGTAGGTAGATATCTCTTCTTACCTTTAGATGGTTTACCATCAGATGTTTTCCATTTTTCGGCAGACCACTTCTTAAGTGACTGTTGAGATTTAGCAAGTGCCATTACTTGTAACCTCCGCCTGCTTTCTTATATTGAACTGCAAGTAGTTGTGCTTTACGGGCAGACCATTCTCCTGGGTCTCCACCCTTAGAGCCAGCCTTAATCTTTTTAAACAAGGATGCTCTCATACCAGGTTTGGTATAGTTGCCAGCCTCATTAACTTTAGACTTTGCCTTTTTCATTTAATCCCCTTAATTATATCCCCAGTCTTAGGGTCTCTTTGAACTTTGACAGTTCCATCCTTACGCAAGGTAAGGATGAGACCATCCCTCATAATAGATTTATTAAATCTATCGTGACGTACAAATTGACCTGATGACATTTGATTTATTTGCCTGTATTTTTAAATGCAGTCATAAATTTAGCACCAACACTACCAGGTTTAAATCCAGCAACATTTTTTGATTTTGGTTTTGCCTTAGTAGAACTTTGACCTGTTTGGTAGGTAAAGTTTGATTTAGGTTTTGCACTCATAACGCTACTCTTACCCATACCAACTGGTCCAGGTGAAGCCTTTGGTGTATAAACAGCATTCTGGTAGCGAGTCTCTCCATATAGGCGACGAACACCTTCACCAAATGAAGCAACGGCTCCGGAATAAGTTGAACCCCTATTACCTGCAGCAATCTCTAAAGATTTTTTCATACCCAATTTTTTAATTTGGTTGATTTCAGATTGAGATACTTTAATACTTCTATCTGGGTTTTTAGGGAGCACTGGCTTTGGTTTTGATTTAACAGGTTTAGCATTCTGGCGTAATCTTGCTTCGCTAGATGAATCAGTAGAAGGTCTACCTGCTCTACTTAAACCTTTTTTCTCGTCATACTCTCTATCTTTTGACATTACTTCTTCTTTCCCATTTTCTTCATTGTTGACTTACCCATAACCATTTTCTTACCAGTCTTCTTGGCTGCTTTCTTAGCCATAGCCATACCTTTTGGACCGTATGAGTATTCTTTCATTCCTACTTTTGGCATTATATTCCTGCTTCCTTTAGTTCTTTCATTACGTGGGCGGTTTTTTTGTCTAACTTCTTTGCTTGTACCATTGTGTTACCATCATACGCTGCACCTAATTTTTCAGATGCATCGTGTGCTGCTTCTATCTGTTTTCTATTTGTACCATTAGGTTGGATACCTTGTGCTCTAGCACTTCTATATGCTTCAAGTTCAGAGTTCCATTTCTTCTGGGTAGTGCCACTTGCTATTACATCGCCCCTGGCATCACCAGTTGCTAACTGTAAATTTTTGGCCTTACAACCAAAGCACTCATCACCACAATTACTATGGTCTACTTCTTCAGGTTCTGTATGTGGGAATGGTACTAAAGAAGTTTCATCACATCCGCTACATCCATAAAGGGCTGCTTTGTAATTCATCTTCTCATCAAAACCAAATTCTAAAACTTTACTACAGTGTTCGTGTCCCATATTTCCTTATTCTACCGTGAAGTTAGCCGAAGTAATACCTATACTTGCTGCAATCATTGCAGTTCTAATAGCCTCACTTATACCAGTATGTTCTCCACCACCAATGTAGTAAGCGGTATAGCCTGCTAAGTCACTATCTAGTGGGTACTGTGTTAGTGAGTATGTACCGCTCTGATTAATAACTGTATAACTTTTAGTGCGTTGTTTAAAGTGTGAGTGTAAACGGTGCCCACCTATTTGCCCCTGTTCTAGGGTTGGTGTTCTAAATAAATATGTTGCCATTAGGCTCCTTAATGAACTTACTCCGTAGCAGGAATATTTCTACTCCTGCTACAGCGTCAGTCAATTACGCTACTGATGAACCGTTTAGGATTCGATACAGGGCTGCTTCGCGATAACGCTTGAAGCCAAGTACGCCGTACCAACCCATAGGTCGGAAACGCATCAATTGGTCAATAACTGGACCGATAACAATATGTGGCTCTTCAGCAACGGCCTCAGCCAATGCTTCTTTTCCACAAAGAATTGTACGGTATACCTTGGCGCTTGAAGCACCGTCAGTATCATTGAACATACGAGCAGACTCTACAAAGTAGGCTCCTTCGTATGAACCGATTTCTCCAGCCCAAATGTTGTCATTTGAGTTGTACTCGTGAGGCAAACGCCATCCACCAGCACCAGTCTCAGCACGAAGGTCGTGTGAGATTTCTGGGTGAATACCACACCAGTACATTGAACCCTTGCGAGGTACTGATAAACCAGAACGTAACTTAGCAACAGCCTTACGGATGTTAGCAGAAGTAATTGTATCTGTAGCAGCGATTGTTACAGTGTTAGTACGTGTACCACCGTAGATGATATTAGTACCACCACGAAGTTCAGTCTGTGCAACTGTATCAATTGAGCCTGCAAGGTTGAAAGCGATAATGTTAGCGATTGCAGGGTCTACATCAGCAAGGCTGAATAGTTCCAACGCACGTGTAACAAGTACAGAGTTACCATACTCAGCAAGAGTAATAGTAACTGATGTAGGAGCAGCGATTGCTACAGAATCTTTCTCTGTAGATTCTGTCAGAGCAGTTGTTGACTCTGATAGGTCTGCGTATAATTGTAGAATTACGGTTGAGCCAGGATTTGCCAATTTAGCAGGGCGCTTGTCGGCGACACTACGAATAAGGGGTTCTGAACGCAACGCGAAGTCTAATAGACGGTCGTAGGCTTTTTGGACTACACCGGCTGCACCAGCGGTACCGGCAAGGTTGCCAGTTGACGAGGTATATAGATTAGCCATTGTTCACCTCCAGGGGTGATTAAGAATTACTATGGATATTAATTGCCTTGAATTATTGAAGTAAGTTCATCTGCGGTAGCCGCATTCATAACTCTATTCATTAAATCTTGGGCTTTGTCAGGGGTCGTACCAAGTTGAGTAACTACATCCTGTTGCCTTAAGGCTGCACGATTTAGTTCCTGTTCCTCAGTTGCCGCTGGCTCTTTGGTTAATCCAAACAAATCGCCATTTTCGTCAAGCCAGGTATTAACTGACTCTTCACTAATGTCTTCTAAGTCTTTAAGGATTAATCTTTGTGCCTTTGGATTGACACCCTTCTTGTCTAGGACCTCTTTGACTACACGCTCACGCTGCGACTTGGATAATCCCTCAAGTTGCTCAGTAAGTTCCTTAATACGCTTTTCATCGTTACGCTTGGCTTTCCGCAATTTTTTAAGTAAATCGCTTCCGTCCATCTGTGTCTCGTTGTCGGTATCTTGGTCGTCTTCGTCTTCATCCCAGTAGTTGTTGCTCATAGCAACCCACCCTTCTATTCGTTTAGTTTAGTCGCAAGCCACAGGTTCCAATCGGGGAATCGGTCTGGCTCTTGCTACCAGTCTTTTACGCTGTGTGGGCTGGTAGGTCACACAGGATTCTATTTAGTACTGTCCCGCTGAGGAGTTTAGAGAAGTCTTAGTTATTCCAAGTTTTCCACTTCCAGAAAATTGTGCTTTTTCAGCAGAAACAAGTTTTTCTCTTTTACGCTTTGCTGATGCTAGTTGTTGAAATACTTCTTCTTCTCCTGTTTGTTGGTTATAACCATCCATTACGTTTCCGTATATGTCACTAAGTTTATTAGCAGTTGGTAATATATCTGCAATTGCTGAGTAACCTTCTTTTGCTTTTTCTTGAGTAATACCAGTTGTTGCTAAGTATTCAGCATAACCTACTCCAGGAGCACTCAAACCTTGTCTAGATGCCGCGTTACCAATTTCTGCAGCAGTAATACGTTTTTCAATTTCTGATGTTTGACCACTAGGGTCTAAAGCATATGCAATTAAATCAGTATTATTAAGACCATAATAATTTCTAAGTGTTGTAGAAACGCCTGGGTCAGCATTCATAATTCGTTGCGATGCCATTTGAACTCTATTATTTAATTCTGTTGATGACATATCGTTGGCAATGAATTGACTAACATATTCATCGGTATCAAACACCTTTAAACCATACGCTCTTAAAACTTGGCGATAAGAATCCTCAACACCAAGGTAATCCCTAGGTGATAGAACTGCTAATCCTTTTCCTATTCTAGTCTGATTAGCCTTAAATCTTTCTTTGTATGCTTCTGTTTCCTGCAAAGCAAATGTAATGGTTGCTTCGCTAGCACCTTCTAAAACTAATTTTCTAACTACTTCAACTAAACTTCCTAAACCATATTCAGTATATCTTTGTGCTAAAACATCAAAAGCATTTTTACGTTCTGCAGCAGCAGCCTGTGTTTCCGCAAGTGTTGCTACTTCTTCTGGAGTTTGTGTTGGGGCTGTATAAGTTGGAGCACCCTCACCATAAGAACTAATATTAGTGCCCCCAGTGTCTGGTATATCTGGGTCAACTGGTGGCTCTACTGGCTCTACTGGCTCTACTGGCTTTACTGGTTCCGTTGGCTTTACTGTTGGATTTGCCTTAAAGTAAGCATCTGCTTGTGCTTGCATTCTTTCGGCTGTAATTTTTGTTTGATAGGCTTGTTGATTTGGTGTTAAAGGTACTTTAAAATCTTTAGCAATTGCTGCTGAACTATAAATTTTTTGAGGGTTTATTGCACCCGCAGGTATAGAAGTTCCCTTGTTTGATTGAGAAACGGTAGGTTGAACAAGTTTTGTACCTGAGGCTGCCTGTCCGCCACCTTTAGGTAATGCTCCTGTTGGTTTTTTAACTGCCATTATGCCATTAATCCAAATTCTTCTAAGGGTCTCATACCGATTGTATCTACCAATTGAAGTGCTTTTTTAGTAAACGGAAAATCTGTAGTATTTCTAATAGTTCTTTCAACAAGCCATTGTGGCATTATAGCAAACGCATTAGTTTCAGGGTCTTTATAGCCCATAATTTGTTTGTACACAGGATGTTTCATTGCCATATCTTCATCTATTTCTAAGTCTTCTGAAATGGTTCGTATAACATTTGTATTTAAAGTTTGTAAAGATTTGCCGCTCATTATGCCATCTGCATATGCAGGATACGCACTGGCAGATAATTTTTTAATTTCTTCTTGAACGTCAGTAATTGTGGTTGTTCCTAAAAATAAATCTCTGCTTTTTTGAGTCCAGTATTTGTCGCCGTATAGACTACCAACACCCATCTCTGCAGCAAAGAATTTTAATGAGTTTGTATCTCCAAGAATTTCTCCACCATAACCTGTGACTTTGCTAGAGTTTATAACTGCTTGGTCTACTTGGTCGTCATTTAGACCCCTAGCGTAAGCATCCTCCATTATTTTATCAAATGTAGCGGTGTCGACTCTAATGCCAGATTCTACAAGCCTTTTACGAGCAGCAAGTTTATATTTGACTACACTATCAACGTATACTTGTGGTTGTTCAAGTTTTAACTTTTCACGTGTTTTTACAGTTGAACCTGTATTGCGGTAATATTCGGTTTTAAATAATTCTTCTAACGCTGCACCAATATTGTCTGCTTTAAATAATTCATATACTTTGCGCAGTTCTGGGTGCGCTGCTAGTAATGCTTCGCTAATACCGTATGCTGCTGCTGTTTCTACACCTGTTGATGTACTAGGCACTCAACTCACCTCCACCCATATTTTGAGTCAAAAAGTTATTAAACCCAATTCTTTTTGCTCTGTCAAAGTCTTCCGGATTTTCGGTCTCAAGTTTTTTGTCAATAGAGGTTGTCATTTTATTCTGCGAGAAGTCTGATTCTACTGTAGTCACATTTTCTAATTTTCCAGTTTTAGGATTTTTAACTTTTTTAGTTGTAGTCAATGTTCCTTTTTCAATAGAGTCTTTAAAATCTGCAATGTGTCTTGCTTTTTCCTCTGCTGTTGCTTTACGAAGATATTTTGTTTGATATGATTTATCAATAATCTCACCAAGAACAAGTGGGTCTTGTTTAGTAATAGTTCTAGATGGAAGGTTTTCTTCTCCAGAACTGCCTAAAGGTATGTACATTTTTTTTAGTTCGCTTATAAGATTAAAACCAGTGCCGCCAGCAATTACTGCATTAGTGGCAGTTTGTATTAACTCAGGTTCTGTTTTAAATAAATTTTGAATGCTTCCTCGATTTTCTTTAACCGAGTAACCCATTTTTTTAAGCAATTTACCTAGTTCTGTTAATTGACCAGGACTTAAATTGTTTAAAATAGACACATTAGCCGGAGCAGCAACTGAACCAGCAGTTCCAATTTGAACTGATTGACCAACTGAGGCTAATCTTTTATTAATTTCTTGTATAAATATAAGGTCTTTTGTAGGCGCAGCGATGTTAGGTGAAATCTGAGTACCTGGTTTGTAACCTCCAGTACCTACTACATGATTTGGTTGATGCGGCACAATTTACTCCCTAACATATTTGAAATCATCATTATCAAAATACCTGTCATAAAACTTACCAAAATTAATATCATTACTTCTTAAGTTTAAAACATAATCATCAACTTCGTTACGTATATCATATGCTCTATCTGAAGTAAGTGAAATCCCACCACGACTATCTAATTTATCTTTTATGTAGAATCTAAAGTTTAGATAATCAATAATGCTATGCCATCTTGCTTGTTTTGATAAATCAGCCCAAAGTTTTTCGTTATTTGCAGCAATGGTTAAATTATCTACAACATTTTTAAGACTTGCATTGGTGTCTCTATCTTGTTTTTCTTCCCACCAAATTTGATTGTCTGTTTTCATCTTCTCTATAAATGATTTTTTATATGAGTCTAGGACGGATTTTCCGTAACCACTTGTTGGGCTATATGGAGGATTGTTCTGTAATAGCATCCCTGAGACTACTTCTTTAAGTTGAGTCCAGTTATTCCAACCTTCGTTAACTAATGAAGAGCGAGCATTCTCTAAAGCGGTTTGGCTGCCAGTCCATAAATCCTTAGTCCCAGGTATGGTATTAGTTTGTAACCATGCTTGAGCAGAACTTGAGAACGCATAATTCTCATCATTAAAAACAGCACCTAAGGTTCTTAAATCTTTGTCAGTACCCATTGCTATAACCATCTCAGTAACAATGTCTGAATTCTTTTTAACTAATTCTTGAGATGTTTTATCTGGATAGATACCTGATGTTGCATCGGTTAATTTGTCGACTATCATAAAATAATCTGGATAGTCTTCTAAGAATTTTTGAGTTCCTTCTGGTCCACCTAGATTTTCTTGATACATTCTAAGTTTATCAGAATAAACCTGCAATGGTGAAACGTATCTAGGTTGTTGAGGCAATAAGCCTGAACCAAGGAATCTAATCCAAGCCATATACTTGGCTTCTTTTCCAGATTCTTTTTGTATTATAGCAAAATCTTTTTCGTTTACAAAACGGTCATTATCTTGTTTGAATTCAAATATCTTGTTTTCCATTATCATGGCGGTATCTTTATTTAATTGTTCAGAATTACCTTTAAACCATGCTGACCATGCTTGACCTAATCTTCTTACTGTTGTTGGTTCAAGGACAGCAAGAGAATTCTTTTGAACTCCAAATGGAAGGATAGCATTTTGCATCCATTCTTCTAGTTCAATATTGGTTTCTTTAAGAAGTTGATTTGTAACGGCTGCTACATAAGGACTTGTAGAAAATATATTTCCACCTGTTGGATTAAATGGATTAAACCAATCGGTAGACAATCTTGCTTTAATGTTATCTCCAAGAAATGGCAAAGTTACTTCTACATACTCTTGACCATTAGGGTCAACTTGAACTTCATTCAGTCTTGAGGGAATAGACCTCATCTGCATGGTCTTTAAAATAAATTCTGGATTCTCAGATATCAATCTGCCATAAACTTTGTATTGTTCTACTATTGCAGGAAAAAATGCAATAAGGTAATTCATGGCTTCAGGATAGTTTGAATCTCTACTAAAAGCGTTTAATTTGCCTCTAAGTTCTTTTAAGGCATATGAATGTGCATTAGCGTGATATGCTTCCATGTTTAATTTACTTGGAATTATACCCTGAGCATTTGCTACCGCAACCATGCTTTGTAATTTTTGTTGGTAAGATACGGCATAGTATGGGTTATAGGCTAATTTAGCAGGTGCCCAAGTAGATAAAGAACTTACCCAATTTTTCATTACGCTATTAACTTTTAACAACCCTGAACTTTGACCTAATAAATCTAGAGCCATATCGGTAACTATTTCAGGACGTACTTCAACATTAGGATACATTTTTTCTAATGTAAGGGCATTAACCTTACCTTCAACAACAAGTTTTTGTAACGCTATGTCTTTTCCAGTAAATTGGTTAACTGCGGTTGCTATTCTATCGTAAACTGTTTCAACATCAACAGAACGAGGGCTACGACCTAGGCTGGGCATAAAACCAAAACTATCTAATTTTGTTCTATACTCTATAGATTTCATGTATTTAAGAATCTCTTTTTTAGAGGTTCCCTGCATTATCTTTACAGCAACTGGGTCAGAAGGTAAAACGTTAACTAAAATATTTTCCCAGGACCTTAAATGTAAATCTTTGTTTTCTCGCGTTGGCTTGATAAGGTGTCCACCTTCTCTATCACGCCTAATTGCCGCTAATTCTAATTCATTGTTAGATGTCAATAAACCACGCAAGTCATCTTTTCCTGTAATTTTTTGCATAGTTATTTTGCCATAGACGCCATCACGATAATCTACAAAAGCGTAATCGGAAATCATGAGTGGTTTCCTACTAACAATTTTGTTAGGAATATTTGATACTAAACTTTGTTTTCGTTGTTCTAAGGCTGTTACATTATTCTTTACAATATTGTACCAGTCTAAAGTTCTTTGGACTTCAGGTTTAATCTTTTTAGGAGGCTTATTAAAATTATAACCAAAGTTCCTTAAACTTTGTTCTACTTCGCTTAATACTTTAATGCGAAGGTCTAATTCTTTACTAGTTCGTTTTAGATTGTAACTTCTGTCAGTTACAATTTTAGTCCAACGATTAATTTTTCCAACAGAATTATTACGATTGGTAAAATCTTCAAATGTTTGTTTTCCAAATTCTTTTACAACATTAAAGTATTGGCCATCGGCAGCAATACGTAATACGTTATCTCGCATAATGTTTTGTGGGTAACCAGCACGAAATAAAGTAAGGTTTCTCCAAATGGCATTATACTCGTCACCGAAATGTTTTGCAACATAGTAGGCGGTTTTAATTCCGCCGTGATTTTTATTTTGGTGTCTAGCAAATTCTGCAAAGGCTTTATCTAAAACAGCAATATCGGGTAGATAACTACCGTTTGCAAGTTGGCTTACTAATACTGGGTCTGCAACAGCGTCTCCAGTTTTAGGGTCACGCATGTAAGCCCTATTTTCGCTCTTAGCATCAGCCGCTAATTTTCTATTTTCTTTTACTTTTGCAAAATATGTTTTTATTACATATTCTATTTGTGATTCAGGAATTCCGTGTTTAATGGCAATTCTTTCAAAAATTGTTTTAGTAAAATCTTCAACATATTTTAATTTTTCACCTTCAAAACGAGTGCCTAAAAATTTATTATATAAATCTTGAACTTCATCTTGTTTTAAGATTCCGTTTTTTACGCCTTCTCTAATAGTTGTACGCATTCTAGTACTAGATTGAAGCGGGTCATTAAAATTAATTGTGCTATGCGGAGCATCATCGGTCCATCTTTCAACAGCACGTATTACAGGTCCAAAAGTTCCACCCTGGTATATTCTTTGTGTGACTTTACCACCAAGAGTTTCTCTTGAAGTTAAATCAGTTTTATTAATACCTAATTTGTTTGCAATTCTTTGTTTAGCAATATCATTTTTTCTTTTTTCAATTATTGGGAAAATTGAAACAGTTCTTTCCTGCAAAGCGCTATCTAACCTTAATGTTTTTGCAAGGTCGGCATTCTTTCCAGTTAATTCTTTTAATTCGCCTTCAAGAATTTCTTTTCTATTTTGTAAAGATTTTTTAATGTATTTATTACTTGATGTTGCTGGAAGACTTTTTAATTCAAATTGATTTAATTTAGATTCTGACCTAAGCAATTGAGCAAAAGTGGATTTATGTTTTGTTGCTAACTCTTCAATAGCCTTTACATCTCCACGACCAACTCTAAACAATAGAGCAATTTCAGAATATGATTTACCAGCCATCAATTGAGAAGCCATGTATGAGATTTCGCCACCTAATTGGAACTCTGTGCGCAAACCTACAGTTGCTGCGTCATTTTTACTGATAAACTCAAACATTGGGGTATAAACTGTTTTTTCACCAGCAGCGGTTCTATTTAATAAATCAACATCTGCTTGCAATCTGTTTTTAATTTTTTCAGGTGTATCAACTAATTTTTGTATTGCCCCGCCGACCATAGTCTGTTTTGCTGTTGATACTCCACCAATTGTTGCAACTCTGGCAACTTTACCAAGAAGTTGAACACCTTTTATGTCTGGCGATGTTGGAAATTCATATGCTATATTAAGGAGCCCAGAAACAACTGCACCAATACCAGTGTCTGTATTTTGTAATTCCTTAGAACCGCTGATTCTTCCAGCAGCCTTAGTGGCATCCCTGCCAAAGTTATACATTTCTTGACCTTGTACTGATTGAGCAAACAAGGCAGAATTTTGAAACTGTGTACCAAGTGCTCCAGTCTCAGATGTTGCTCTTAATGCTTTTCCTCCACCGTAAAATCCTAATACCGCAGCAGTACCTGCAAGAAAACCAGCAGCATTACCTATTCCCGGTACAACAGAGCCAGCAGCCGTAGCAGCGGCTATAGTACCGACTCCAGCAGCAATTGCTCCGCCAATTTGTGCAAGACCAGTAAGTAAACCAAAAGATGCATTGGTTTCTAAATTTGCTCTTAAAAATGAATAGTTTGAACGAACACCTTTTGTAGCAGTCATGAGAGCATGGTTTACTTTACCACCAGATGCTTTATCTAATTGACCAAGTCCATACATAGATGCACCTAAAGCAGCACCTGCTGCCATACCCGCTGGGCCAAAAAATCTACCTACTACCGCAGCGCCACCAATTGATTTTGCTGGGCTTTGAAGAACTTGTTGTGCAAAATCTAATGTTGCTTCTCTTTTTTTCTCAACATTTTGATTCCATACAGGATTTAAACTAGAGTCATTAATAACTTCTTGTCCCGCTTGGTTAGCAGAAGCATAAGTTCCAGGGTACTTAGGTATATTTGCAGCAATGTCAGAGGCAAGACCATAATTAACATAACCTTGATTATTATATACTGGTTGTGCAATTTGTTGTCCATCTTTATGCCAGAATATATTTTGTAAATTTGCTATTCTGTCCCAAAGACTCATATTATATTTTGCTCTCCGCTTGACGCTGTGTATTGGGTAAGGTAGTTTGTATATTCTGCTGTAGCCCGCGAAGTTCCAGGCATACTTGCCCATGTTTGCATAAGAGGTAATTGTTGACGAATCATTTCAATGTCTGGGTCCGCAGAAGGATTACTAGGTAAATTAGGAACATAATTTAATCCCTTACCAACTGCTGCGCCATCTGTTACAGGTGTGTTAGGTTCTTGAGTTTCATCTAAAATTGATGTTAATGCTGGAGGATTATATGATGTTTCTGCCGCTGCACTAGTATTCATTGAAGCAATTGCAGCATTTCCTGTTTCTCTGTTTTCATTAATTGTTTTATTTTGACCATAGGTAAACCCACTATAATCACCACTAGTTCCATTGCCACCTGCACCATTAACATTAGCAGGATTATTTTGTGGAGCATTTGGTTGGTATCCGCCACGTGTTTCTGGTGAATTCATTGACGACATTTTATCCTCCTACTTAATTTTTCTAGGTTGTTCTTTTGATATATAAGGACCTGCAGTAAATGCAGTAAGTTTAGATGCTATTTCCATTGCTTCAAATGCATCTGCTCCTGCATACAATGCACCAAGTGCGTATGAGGCTCCAGAACCTGCAGCGTATACTCCGTCTGCAGACTTGCTTATTGATAACTCTTGGTCAATATCAAATATTTCTCCACCAACAGCCATTATAAACTGGAAGCGACTTTCTTTACTATCTTCTTCAAAATTATAACCATTTGCTGCCATACATTTACGCAAAGATGGCATTGCCTTTACAATCATAAAATGATAAAGGTCTTCTTTGTCTTGCTTAGTAGGAGTTGGTGGCTCCCAAATATGTTGAGTTATATCACACGGTAATGTTTCTCCAGAACCAGCAATTAAAAACATTCCATTTTCAGAAATCTTTTTAACTTCAGGGTGTGTATAAATTCTACCATCAGCATCAGTTGTTTGGCTATCAACAACTATGAAGCAACGGTCTTTATGTTCTAAACCTATAATTGTTGTCATTGTCCCCTACTTTTTTATCTACGTCTTACACTTCTAACGCTTGCTGATGCTTTTCCTGAACCTGTTAGTCCAGAAATTAAACTCATAACATCTTGTTCTTGTTGCTGTGGCATTGGAGAAGGAGAGCCTCCTACTGGACCACCAAGGGGAGCAGGGGACGTTTGCTCAACCGTTGGATTAGGGGCACCAGCAGGAGGGACCTGTTGTTGCGGTGCAAAGGTAGCCTCAATAGCATCTTCTAATGCTTGTCCCTTTTGGCGAGCCTTGATTACCGCAGCAATTTTATTTACCATTTCTGACGGGTCTTGTCCCTGTGTTGCCATCGCTGGTATAGCCTGAGCCATTGCTGTAATACCACTGAGTAATGCTGTACGCATATCCTCAATTTCAATTTTTTCAAGTTCTTGTGTTACGTTAACAGTAAATGGCAACTCACGCATAGCCATATCTTTAGATATTAATTTACCACCAAGAGCCTGTAACATAAAGATAAGACCTTGGGCTGGATTAAGACCAGCAAGCATACCGTATCTAACATCGGCTGAATAGTCATTTTTAATATCTTTAGTTGGCTTGTAAGTAATTTCATATGGAGAACCAGAGTCTACACCACGAATTGTTTTTTCTTCAGGGTAAATAACTTCATCAACCTCAAAACAAAGACCAATTACATCACGAAGTGCTGCAGCAAAAATTGCTTGTGCTGATTTAACCTGTGTGTCAAAGGCTCCCATAAGAGCCTGCACACCTTGACCAGTAACAATAGAAGCATCAATGTTTCCAGTTCTTGATTCTGGATAACGAGTTCCTACTCTTAACTCTTGGTTAAGAACATTCTGTTCTGTAAATGCACCTTGTGGTAGGGTAAGTTCTACTCGACGAACACCTGCTGGGTTGGCGGTGCGGATAACCGCATCTCCACCCAGTTGTAATTCTTGTACATCTTGTGGAAGTACAATAGGTGCCTGTACTGATTTCTCCGCTGCTTCCATTGCCAATAAGGCGAAACGGTTGCGGAGTAACTGAATTCCAAGTACATCGTCAAACTGTCCACGCATCTCACCATCAATAGATGGTTTACGTGCGACAACAACCATTAGTTTACCTAATGGATTATTTGCTTGTGATAAAATTAAATCTTGTTTTGTAGGTACATAAATAACTGATTGGTCTTTATCGTAATAACGAATCATTTCTATCTGAGCATTTAAATCTTGTTTATAACCTAGTCCACCTAAAAGTTGATATTCGTGTTCTGGGAACTGGCTTACTAACTCACCTAAGGTAAGTACATATCTTTTAGCAAAAGCAATACAACGACCATAACGGTCAAAATCTGGATAAGAACCAATTGGATTTTCTAAACGAATACGAGGTAGTTTTATTTCATCATCTAATTCAATTACAAATGGAACAAAGCCGTAAGTTAGATACCAGTCTGCTCCTTGATACATCTGGACCGATAGGTCAGAGTTCGAGAAATAATTACTAGCAATACGAGTACGCTTATCGGCAAAAGTACGAGCACGGTCAGAGACCTGATTAGCGGCCGAGCAGTTAACTGCTGGAAGAGGCGCCATAACTTCTGAAAGGTCCCTGGCAACGATATCAATAAAATTTGCCACGACATTAGCATCTACTCCTTCTGGAAAAAAGTTAGGGTAGACTTCAGCAATCTTACCTCTACGCACAGCAAGTACGTCAAGGTTGCGACCATCACGCTCTGTGCTTCTATAGCGTAAAGATTGAACTCTTGCTGCTATTTGTTGGATATCTAACACTATTTAATCCTTGGTTTTTGTAATTTTAATTTTTCTTTTGCTGCTCTACTAGCAATTTCTGTAGGAGTTGGCTTAGGTGGTAATCCCATAGCGGCTCTAGCCTTTGCAGCACCTTCTGCATTAATCTGTACCTGACTTTTTACTACTTTAACTGAATTTTTTTGAATAGCATCTGTTTGATTTCTATAAACTGGATTAACGGTTTTAGCACCCCTACCAGTAATACCAGCAACTGCTCTTGTGGTAAGTTTCTTTGCAACTGCTCTAGCAGCAATACCTGCTGCAATTATTGGTAGTGGCATTTTATCTCCCTAGTTATAAGTTTCTTGCCATTGCTCTGCAAAGGCTTCATCTAAATTAATTCCGTATCTTTTACTCTGTTGCGCTCTGGTAGCCCACCTATTATTTTGGTAGTTACCAACCTTGCTTGACTTTTGCATTAATTCTCTACAGCGTATTATAGCAAACCATAAAGCCATTACACAGTCGGTTGGGTTCTTAGTATCAGGTTTCCAAATAATTAACTGCTGCACCAAAGACTTAAGTCCTTCAGAGCCTTCATTAGAAGGTAGTTCTAATATGTTGTTGTCTTGGAATCTACCATCATGCACGGTGCCAAATAGGCTAGCCATAGAGGCAACACCAAAACCAACGTCCCACTTATTCTTGCCAGTAAAATGCGAATTAAGTTGACAGCCATAGGTTGCTAGGTAGTCTCTAAGTTCTGAGTCCATAGCATAGTACTTTTGGTGGGCGTTAATCTCAACCCTAAACTCTTGTGGTCTAAACTTCTCTACCCATTCTTTAATAAGAGCATTCTCTTTTTGTGGGGTAGGGTCAACCATGTTAACACAGTCTAAAACATATATACGGCTATCAGCACGATTATAAGATACAGCC